GATTGATTCGGGCTATCTGCCTCAGCGGGTTTATTCCTACGCCCGCCGGCACGCTGCCCGGCGCGATCCGCGCATCATGGCGCTGGATGGCCGGGCCAAGTGGGGTGAACCGCCGCTTGGCATGCCGAAGCCGCAAGATGTTGACTATAACGGCAAGAAAATAGGATCGGTCATGTTGTGGCCGGTTGGTACCTGGGATCTCAAGACGGAAGTTGCGGCAGCGCTGAGGCTCACGGAAATGGGGCCTGACGCTACCGGCGCCTGGCCAAAGGGCGCGGCGCATTTTCCGCAAGCCCTGGACCTTGGGTTTTTTGAACAGATCACCGCCGAAGCCTGTGTGGAAATCGGCAACCGTGCGGGCTTCACCAGGCGTGAATGGCGCAAGGTGCGGCCCCGTAACGAGCAATGGGATATCGCTGTTTATGCCCGCGCCTTGGCCCGGCATGAAACCGCGAACCTGACTGACGCGCATTGGGAAAAGCTGATCGCGGAACGTGTTGGCAGGCCCGAAGATGCGCAGGCTGATATGGCCGCCCTTTGGCAGCCCGATTTGAAGACCTTGGCCGCTGTGGAACCAGCGCCGCCACCACAAGCTAAACCCGCCCCGCCCCCCCGAAGCAGTGGCTGGTTTGAACGCCGATCAGACTGGATTTGAAAGGTTCACCATGGCAACGCAAACCGATATCGACGCGCTGACCGCCGCCATGGCGCAGAACGGCGCGGTGATGGAAGTGCGCTTTTCCGATGGCCGATCAGTGAAATATCGCAGCATTACGGAAATGAGCCAAGCCATCGCCGCGCTACGCCGCGAACTTTCCGTGCCGATGAACCGCACCACGCTTTCAGCGTTCAGAAAGGACTGACCCGCCATGTGGTTTGACCGCCTGCTTGCCAGCCTTGCGCCGGAAGCCGCGCTGCGCCGTGCGCGCGCGCGCCTGGCGCTGCAGGGCATCCAGGCGGCTTATGATGGCGCGCGCCGTTCCCGCCGCATGGGGCGGCTTTCCAGCGCGAATGGCCCGCGCGCCGAAGTGCAAGAAGGCTTGAAGACGCTGCGCGACCGGTCCCGCGACCTGGTGCGCAATAATGCCTGGGCTGCATCGGCGCTGGATACGCTGATCGGCTACCAGATCGGCACCGGCATCACGCCGCGTTCGGCGATTGAAAGCAGGGTTTCAGCGCCCACGCCTCTGATGAAGGCGTTGCGGGACGATGAGCAAGCTAAAGCAAAATGGTTGAGCCGTTTCCAGGTTTACGTTGAAAGTCGTGATCAGGTGGCGGCTGTAAATGCGCAGGTTGATGCGGCGTTTGAAGCATGGGCCGCGCGATGTGACATCACGGGCCAGATGGATTTTTACGGGTTGCAAGCGCTGGCCGCCCGCACGCGTGCTGAAGCCGGTGAAGTGCTGATCCAGTTGATCCGCCTGACGCCCGCTGAACAGCGCCGGCGCGGCTTGAATGTGCCGCTCGCGCTGCAGGTGTTGGAACCTGATTTGCTTGATGAAACCTACAATGAAGAACGGCGCCGGCCTGAGGACAATCTGATTGCCAATGGTGTGGAATACAACGCCATGGGCGCGCCCGTGGCGTATTGGCTGTTTGATCGTCACCCCGGCGAAGCTGCCACCTTTGGCCGTGGAACCATGCTGCGCCGTCGTGTGCCGGCTTCCGACATTATCCACCTGTTCAAAGCCACGCGCCCCGGCCAGGTGCGCGGTGTGCCGGTGGCAGCGCCGATCATCACACGCTTGATGGCCTTGGATGAATTGGAAGATGCGGCGCTGCAGCAAGCCAAGGTGCAAGCCTGCCTTGCCGCCTTCATCACCAGTGACGCCGCGCCTGGCCGTGGCCCGCTGGAAGGGACTGATTCTGAAACCGGCGATGCGCTTAAAACCTTCTCGCCCGGCATGATTGAGCGGCTGCTGCCCGGTGAAGATATTTCCTTCGCTACGCCATCCGGCACCGGCGGCTTCAATGAATTGGCAAAGCACCAGCTTCACGCCATCGCCGCCGCCTATGGCCTGACCTATGATTTGCTGACGGGTGATCTTTCCGGCGCCAATTATTCATCGCTGCGCGCCGGGCGCCTAGCCTTCAAGCGCCAATTGGAACAGGACCAGTGGCATTTGCTGATCCCTGGTATGTGCGAACCGATCTGGCGCGCCTGGGTGGCATCTGCGCTTGGTGCCGGTGCGCTGCCGCCCGCGCAGCACGCCTATCCGGTGGCCTGGGCCCCGCCTGTTTTCGAATTTGTGGACCCCATGAAAGATGCGCTGGCGACCAAGGCCATGATCCGTATGGGCCTGAAAACCTGGCGCCAAGCAGTGACAGAACAGGGCTATGACCCGACCACCATTGCGCAGCAGATCGCGGATGATAACGCCCTGCATGATGATTTGGGCCTAATCCTGGATGCGGACCCGCGCCGCGCCAATGCTTCCGGTGGCGCGCAGGATGCGGCGGTGAATTCCGCCATTGAAATTGCCGCCACGGGCCTTGCGGCCACAAACGCTTAAAGGGGGCTTCCATGCCAGTGCAAATGCGCGCTGCGGCCGAACAGGCCGCGGTGCTTTCGCTATTGGGTGATGTGGGGTGGGACATTACGCCGGCCGGTGTGGCGGCGGAAATGAAGAAGCTTTCCGCCAATCAGCCGCTGACCATTTCCATCAATTCCTATGGCGGCGATGCACTGGCTGGCATCGCCATCCACAACATGCTGGCGCGCCATGCCGGGCCCAAGACCGTGATTGTGGAAGGCATCGCCGCATCAGCGGCCAGCCTTATCGCCATGGCCGGTGACCGGATTGTGATGCCGGGCAATGCCTTTCTGATGATCCATGAAGCCTGGGGCGGCGCGCTGGGCGATGCCGAAAGCATGCGCCAGCAGGCCGATGTGCTGGACCAGATCAGTGGCGCTTATCGCCGCACCTATGCCGCCAAATCCGGCAAGGATGAAGAAGCCGTGGCCGCGCTGATGCGCGCCGAAACCTGGTTTGATGCAGAAATGGCCGTGGCGGAAGGTTTTGCCAGTGAAACGGCAGAACCCGCAGAAATCCGCGCCTTTGCGGCGCTTGACCCCAATCGTTACGCCGCCGCGCCCGCAGCCTTTTGTGGGCTGGTGCGCGCGGCGCGCGATGCGGTGCCCGTAGCGGCGCCGGAAGTTCAAAACCCGCCAGCAATCCCGCTGGCACAAGCCAAGGAGATCGGGATGACCGATATCATTGCCCAGGCCGGCGGGAATTCCCCGGCTCAATCTGCTGCCCCGGTTGCGCCGGCGGCGGCATCCATCGCCGACCTGCGCGGTATTGCCGAACGCAACGGCCTGCCGGCCGAATTTGCGCTGACGCAGCTTGAACGCGGCGCCACGCGCGAAGCCGCGCTTGAAGCCGCGCTTGAAGCGGTGGCGGCGCGCAGCCCTGCCCCGATTATGCCGAACAGCGCGGCGGTCAGCGTGATCCGTGATGAACGCGATACGCTGCGCGCCCGCTGGACTGGTGCGCTTTCCGCGCAGCTTTCCAACCAAGCGCCGCCGGCGGAAAGCCGCGAATTCGCCAATATGGGCTTCCATGGCCTTATGCGTGAAATCGCAGTGGCGAATGGTGTGAAGGACGTGCACCGCATGTCCGGTGCCGATCTGGCGGAAATGGTGTTGTCTGGGCGCATCAACGCGCAGCATTCCACCAGCGACTTCCCGCTGATCCTTGTCAATTCCGCCAACAAATCTGTGCAGGGCCTGTTCGGCCAATACCCGAACACCTGGGCTTCCTGGACGCGCGAAGTTGATGTGGCGGATTTCAAAACCATCACTTCTGCCTTTGCTGGCCAATTCCCGGAAGTGGCAGCCATTTCTGAAGGCGCGCCCTACACCTACGGCTCGATCGCGGAAGAAGGCCAGACCTATGCGGTGCAGGAACGCGGCCGCCTGGTGGCGCTGACGCGCCAGGCGCTGGTGAATGACGATACGCGCGCCTTCCAGGATGTGCTTTCGGGCGCGGCCCTGGCTGGCTACACGGCGCTGCGCCGCGTGGTGTTTGGCATCCTGACCGCCAATGCCAACTGGCCAGCGGGTGGCGCTACGGCGCTGTTCGCGGCAGGCCGTAATAACCTGGGTACCGCTGGCGCCTTGGCCGCCGGCACTTTCTCTGAGCTACGCGCGCTGCTGACCAAGCAAACCAGCCCCGCCCGCGCCGGTGAAAGCGCAGCGCCGCTGCCGCCGCCTTCTTCCATGGTGCTGCTGGTCGGCCCGGATGAAGAAGACACGGCGCTGGAGCTGCTGGGCAACCGCATTGTGCCGACCGCGACTGGCGCGGTTCTGCCCGATGCTTACCGCACCAGCACTTCACTGGTCATGGAGCCCTTCCTGGATACCGGGAATGATCCTTACTACCTGTGCCGCGGCGATATTCGCGGCGTGGAAATCGCCTATCTCCAAGGCCAGCGCGCGCCCACCATCACCAGCGCCGAAGACATCCGTTACAGCGGCATGACCTTCCGCGTGGTGTTTGATTTCGGCGCGGCGGCGGTGCAACCGCGCGCCATGGCCGCGAACCTGGGCTGATCTGATGCGGGTGGCTGAAATGCCGCCCGCTTTTCCTTCCATTCATTCGATCGAAAGGGGTTTATCCCATGGCTACGAACAAGGTGGGTGATTCTGATGTGATCACCGTTACGGCGCCGGCTACGGTGGCTTCCGGCGCTGGCGTGTTGGTCGGCTTGATGTTTGGCGTGGCAGTGCATTCCGCCGCGTCTGGCGCGCCTGTCGCCATCATGACCGAAGGCGTGTTCCGTTTGCCCAAGGCAAGCGGCGCCATCAATGAAGGTGTGCGGGTGTTCTGGGACAATACCAACGGCAACGTGACCACCACAACGACCAGCAATAACTGCATTGGCTGGGCGGTTGGGCCGGGCAACTATGCTTCTGGTGCCACGGAAATCCTGGTGCGCTTGGGCCGCCCGAACGCCACGGCCGCCTAAGGCTCAACCGGGGCGGCATAGCCCGCCCCGGGCTTCTCCATGTCAAACGCATTTTCCGCCGCAGCCGCCGTGTTGCATGCGGATCAAAACCTGTCCGAAGCGGCAACCTATTACGCCGCCGGCGCCGGGCCCGGCCAGGCGCTGCGCGTAATCCGTTCCGCCCCCATCGCGCCAGCCTTTGGCCCGGCCGGTGGCATGGGTAGCCTGCAGCCCGCCTGCGTGGTGGATGTGCTGGTGGCCGATGTGCCCACGCAGCCTTCGCCCGGCGATCTGCTGGTGATGGGTGATGAGACCTTCCGCGTTGAATCGGCCGAACGTGATGATCTGCGCCTGGCCTGGCGCCTGATGCTGGCGGAAGAAGCCTGATGCCAACCCCCATTCGTGAAGCCGTGCTGGCCGCCGTATTCACGCGGCTGAAGGCAGAGCTTTCCGGCGTGACGGTGCTGCGTGCGCATCGCGCACCCCTGGACCCGCGCCAATGCCCCGCCGTGATCATCACCGGCACCAGCATGGATGCCGATGAGGATATGTCCTTCGGGGAATGCCAATGGCGCATTGGCTTCACCGTGGCTGGCTACATTACCGCCGCGACTGACCTTGTGGCCGAACAAGCGCTTTCCGCGCTTCACGCCCGCCTGGTGGCCGCGCTGCAGGATTATGATTTGGGCCCGGCCACCATCCAGCCGAACATCACCGGCGCGGAGTTTGAACTTTACAGCACGGAAGAATCCGCCGCCCCGGCGGGTGAATTCAACGCGAGTTTCGAAGCCGTGGCGATGACGCCAGCAGGCAGCCCCTACGCTCCATAAGCTTGAAAGGATAAAGCATGAGCACGAATCTGGTGCGGCTGCGCAATGCTGCCGTTGCGGTAAAAATTGAAACCACGCCCGGCACGGATGCCATTGCCGGCACGCCGGCCAATGTGGATTGGATCGGCGCGGATTGCCAGGTGCAGTTCGACCAGACGGCGGTGCCCAACAGTGAAATGACCGGCAGCTTGGACCGCGCGCCCGCCATTGTGGGCGGCCTGCGCCCGCGGCTGCGCCTGACCATGCCGCTGCGTGGTTCTGGTACGCCTGGCACGGCACCGGAATGGGGCCGGCTGATGCAATGCGCCACCATGCAGGAAACACTGACCGCCGCCGCCGTGCCCGCCAGCCCGCTTGCGCTGACGGCTGGCGGCGCTTCGGCCGTGACGCTGGGCGCCACCTTCGGGAGCACGGCGCAGCAATATCGCGGGATGCCGCTGGCGCTTGGTGCCATCACGGGCGACCAGCCCGCGCTGAGTGCCATTGCGGATTACACCACAGGCCGCGTGGCTTCGCTGATCCATACTGTCAGCACCACCTTCACCACTACGCAAACCGCGCAAATCCCGATCAATCAGCGCTACAGCCCCACCAGTGATGAAGCGGTGTTCAAGACCTGCACCATCTACTTTTTCGCGGATGGCATGCGCTGGCGCTTCACGGGCTGCCTTGGCACGTGGAGCCTGGACCTTACCACGGGTGGCATTGGCCAATTGGCCTTTGACCTGGTTGGCGCCTTCCTGGATTACAGCGCAACCGCGCTGCCCACGGGCTGGAATACGGTTATCCGCCCAACCGCGCCGCGCTTTGTGGCCGGCGCTTGCCGCATGAATGGCGCCATCGCCCGCGTGCGCGCGCTTTCGGTGCAGGCTGGTGTGGCCACGGTGCTGCCGGAAAACCCGGAAGCATCTGAAGGCTATGACCCCGCCGTGCCGGTGGAACGTGATGTGTCTGGCAGCCTTGACCCGCTGATGGATACAACGGTTTCCGTCAGCCGCTTCAACAACTTCCGCAACGGCACCAACATGATCCTTGGTGCCATCCTGGGCAGCACGCCGGGCAATCGCTTTGCCATTGTGCTGCCTTCCATCCGCGCAACCGCCATGAACCCTGGGGATCGCGGTTCCTTGGGTGTGGACAGCATTGGCTTCCAGGCCGATGGTGCGGATAGCCCGGCCTTCCTGACTGCCTTTTGATCCGT